AACATTTCCAGTAGCAACAATACGAGGACAGAAACAATCCAAATGTAACACAGGAATCAATGAATCACAAGCAGGAATATACATATCAGATGTCTTCTATAAAAAGGTTACAGATGGAATAATTAATTCTTCAAGTGACCCACTTGCAGTACAAATGACAAAGGAAACATATTACAATTCATTTTGGTTTAAACTTGGGTTCTCATACTATGACTTGAAGCCACGACGATATACATATAAATCGTTCCACGATAATAGATTTATACAATTAGCATATAATAATACAGCAACTGAATATAGACAATCAGGCATAGTTCCATTTACAACAAATGCGTTTTTAACAATAAATAATATGCCTTCAATGAATATATTTTCAAATAATTCATCTGATAATAACACGCCTAATCCTAATGCGGGTCAACCTATCTTTGGACTTGGGTATAATAACTGTCAAGTCGTTAGTATAGCTGCAGAATCATCAACCTTATTTCCTAAATCTTTACCGTTCAATATAAGTAGCGGATACTTAAGAATACATACGGACTTACCTATTGATACATTAGAATATAATGCACAATCCAGTGATATGGCAGTAATAGGATCAGCATTACTAAACTATGCATCAAGTAGTCAATTTTTCTATTCTTACGCTATGAATTATACAGCAACGATTACAAAAGATGTATTAGTAAATAATGTCAAAATTGAAATAAGAACTGATAGAGGAGAATTAGTAAAAGGTTTGGGTGATAGGTCACTTGTAGTGCTAAAAATTGAAAGAGCATTTCAACAAACCGTAGCACCTAATCCGGAACTTGAAGAATTAAAAAAAATAGAGAATACATTAAAAGAAAGAAATTCACAAGGACAATCGAATAAGTCATTAAGAGACGTAGCAGATACAATATATGAATTAACGAAAATATTAGCACAAGAGCAAGATGTTGAACAGCAAAGAAGTATAATAAACACCTTTTTTGAAGAAATAGATAAAAATGTAAAATCTTTACCAAAAGGAGAAAGATTACAAGTTTTGAAAAAAGTAGCAAATTTATTGAATAAATCAACTAATAGAGGAGAATTAAAAAAAATAGAATTAGTCGCATTTCAAAGTTTAAGTGATATAATACTAAATCCAAGTAAACCTAAATATGTAGAAGCGGAAAGACCGTTGTCAATAACTAATATATTGAAAAATTTAGATAATAGAGTTAGAGATATATTAGCAGGAAGAGCAAAAGGTGAACCAGGTGAAGTAGCAGGAGCAGCATCAATATTTGAAATGTTAAAAGAATTAACACCAAAAGAATTTGAAGAAGCAGCTAAAATGTGGTTAAAGAGCAGAAGTAATACAGAACCAACAGATGAGCAAATAGCAAGATCAGCACCAATGAGAAATATACTCAAAAGTGTAATAAGAGAAGAATCAAAGATACAAGATATAGAAACGAAAAGGGCAGATAGAAGTGGAGGAGCAGGGAAAGACCCTGATGATGAGTAGAAGTCTTTTTGAAATATGTTTATTTTTTGAAAATAAAATAATTATATATATATTATAAATAAAATGAGTTTTACAAAAGATAAAGATAGTGATAATTATGCAACAGATAAAATAGGATGGGAAATAATAAAAGAGTATATACCAAAAGATAAAAAAGTATGGTCTCCTTTTTATTGTGATGGAAAGCAAAAAGAGTATTTTAAAGAAATGGGGTACGATATAATTCACGAGGATAAGGATTTTTTTAAATGGACACCTGAATACGATTTGATAATAGATAATCCACCATTTTCTAAATTTAAAGAAATATGTAAAAAATTAAAAGAATTAGATAAGCCATTTATAATAATGTGTTTTTCAAAAGTAATTTTAATGAAGTGGTTTCAACGATTATTTAAAGACCATTTACAAGTAATAATACCATTTAAAAGACCAACATTTACACATCTTACTAAACCCAAAAAAGGATATACACCACCTTATGGCGTGCAATATTATTGTTATAAAATGAATTTAAAAAAGGATTTGACATTTATTTAAATAATTATATATAGATATATATATGAATCCACCCTTTAAGTTAATATAGTTATATGATATTTATATACTTTCCTTATATTTTTATATGACCCTCCCTTGTTATGTTCTAATTTAAGAATAAAAATTAATTTTTATTCTCTTTAAGTCCTATAACTAAGGGAGACATATATTTTTTATTATAATTATATCATATTTCTATTTAAAGGTAAGGTTATTTTCTATTACTATTATATAAATATCATAAAACTAACATATGAACAACCAAAATAAAATAAAAAAATGTAAATTCTGTCAAAAATTATTAGATACAGAACATCATCAACCTAAATACCACGACCAATGCGTCGCCTTTATTAAACATAAAATAGAATATTTTAAAGAATACTCTCAATCTCGCAGTATTGATTTAGAATGGCAGATACAACATTGGTCAAGATTTTTAAAATACATTAAACACTAAACATCTACCTTCACATCTGTTTCATTGTCATTACATATATTGTTATTACTACAATTTGATATACACGGTATACAACCTCTTTTTTTCTCTTTTTCTAATACCAACTCATCCATATCAGATGATATTTCAAAAAACATTTTCAATAAATCGTGCTTTACTTTTTCATTTTTGATCTTTATTAATAAATCAATAAATCTATCTTCTTTTTCTTTATCCATCTACTAATATTATACTTTTTTTTTATCTTTGTATTTTTCTACTTTTGTAAGCCAATTCTCTAATCTACCATATTCTATTTGATGCTTTTTTTGCTTCAAAGACCTTTCATATCTCTTCTCTGCTATTACCGCCATTAGACCGTGATGCACTGATATTGTTTTTGCTTGAAAATTTAATTTGTTTCTTCTATTTCTTGTTTTTTTCAATAATTCTGTCATTACACTTTTATATTCTACTTCGTGTAACTCTCGTGCATAATAATCTTCTCTATATTCTCTCTCATATTCCATTTCCAATAAAGGTCGCTTCAACCACGATGGGACAAACCATTTAAAGATAAATTCCATTCTATTTATATAATCTAACTAATTTTTTTCTAATATATTAATATAATTATATTTTATTTAAATATGGATAAGTTAAGGAATGATATTAAAGAAGCAAGACAAATTGCTAAATCATCTTTAGATGCCTATGTACGTAATATGAAAGTTATGGCAAAAGCAATCACAGGTGAAGATTATAAGAACCCTAATTTTTTAAAAGAGTTCGATAAAGTAAAAAAACATTTAGAAACTCTTAAACAATCTACTAAAAAAAATAAACTCGCTACTATCTCTGTTGTCTTACGATTAGATGAAAAGAAGAATGAGAAACTTATTCAAAAATATAATTCCTATTTGTATGATGTTGCTAAAGCTTATGAGCAACAGATTTCTAAAAATAAGAAATCTAAAACACAAAGTGAAAATTGGGTTCAATTAGAGGATTTATTGAAAGTCTTCAATATTTTGAAAAAAGAAGTCTATGCTGAAGAATTACACAAAGCAACAAAGAAATTCGCAAGTAAAGATGAAAAGGAACTATTACAAAAATTTATGGTGGCATCTCTCTATACATTAATTCCTCCTCGCAGAAATAGAGATTATAGTGAGATGAAGGTTATTAGTGAAGCACAATATAAAGAATTGAATGACTCTGAAAAGGATGACTTCAATTATCTTGTTATGAAAAATAAAAGTAATATGTTCTTCTCTTTTGGTGATTATAAGACAAAAAAAATACACGGTATTCAAAAAGTTACCATTCCTAAAAAGTTAAGACAAGTTCTAAATATATGGAGGAAATTTAATAAGGATAGTGAATTTCTTATTAAAAATAACAGAGGTAAGAAGATGTCTGCTAATAGTTTGACTAAATACCTAATGAAGATTTTCTCTAAAACTGGAAAAAAGAATATATCAAGCAGTATGTTAAGACATATCTTTATTACCTACAATCCTACATTAAAAGAAATTAGAGATGCAAAGAAAGAAGGTGAAAAGATTGCTAAAGATATGGGTCATTCTGTTGATATGCAAGATAAGTACGTAAAGAAGGAAAAATAATTATCTTGCCTTTTATTATATTATAAATTAAAATAAATATGAAGAAGGATATGAAAGAACCTAAAGCACCTAAAAAAACTGCAAAGAAAGTCAACCCTTGGATGGCTCACGTCAAAAAAGTCCGTGCTAAAAACAAAGGTATGGCTTACAAAGATGTCCTCGTCAAAGCAAAGGCAAGTTACAAGAAAAAAGCATAAGCGTATGATTCACTATTAATTATATTGTGTTGTCTCTATTGAAATTTTTTTTTTTCACTTTTGAGTATTTTAGAAAAATATATTTTTTTACCAAAGTATTTTGTGAGACCAATATTTAGCGGTGTCTTTTGAAGTTGCTTTACCGTGTCTTGAATAGTATTTCTTCTTTCGTTCTTTATCATTATGGTCTAATTTTGAATAATGACCTAATTTATCTTTAAACTGCTCATATCTTTTATCTCCAAAATGAATTAACTTCATTCCTGATTTAGTTTTATCAGATTTGACATATACTGAATATTTCTTATTTTTCGCTTTTGAAACAAATGGTTTATATAATTCCTTGTCTTTTTTCATAATGTTATAATATAGTAACATTTTAATCTCTTAATGTCATTGAAATTGAACCATCTTTCCTATATACAACAAGTTCATTATCATTTGATGGATTGATTTCAAATTTGAATTTTGGTGGGTCTATATCATCTGTGTTTGTCAATACAATTCCGGAATGTTTCGTATTTTTTTTGAAAAATACTTTTGAATCATATACTATGTCGTCATTGTATTTTCGGTTTTTTATTGTTACTTCTGAACTTCCAAATGGATTATTTAATAATAGATTTTCACAAGTAATAGTATGATTTTTAGACATATTGGTTCTTTATTAATAGTATAGATAATTATTAGGTAATTTAACCACGATGGAGAAATAGAACACCAAATATTTAAATTTTTAATTTTTAATTTATTTTTAAAAAATCTTATTGAATATTATAATCTATTGAATTAATTAAAAAATAAAATATGGCCGCTACTGTTGCAAGTTACTCTACTCTTTCTATTAAAGAGTTAAATTTTAAAGACAAACTCGTCGCCTTCGGTGCGAACGACGATACAAAGAAATTAGCACTTAAATTTCCTGAACCAACTGATGCTGGTGAATTCGAATACCAATTGCCTGTTATTACCGCAAACAAAGCTGTCCTCATTGAAGGTTCTGATCTTCCTGCAGAAGACCTCATAGTAAGTGGTGCTACTGACATCGGTGCTGATACTGCAGATGCTGATCAACTTATGGTTTTTGATGCCTCTGCTTCTGTTATGAAAAAAGCAAGTGCTTCTGCTTTGAAGACTTATTTCAATGCTGGACAAGACACCTTACCTTCTGGTTCTGCTAATGGACAAATGATTTTCTACAATGCTGGGACTTCTGCATGGGTTGCCGCTGCCCCAAGTGGTGATGTTGGCGCAGACCAAAGTGGCGCAATGACTATTCAACCAAATGCCGTTGAAGGTTCTATGATTCAAAACGGTGCCATTGTTGAAGCAAAACTCGGTGCTAATGCTGTAAGTGAGCAAAAAATAGCAAATAACGCTGTCACCAATGATAAACTCGCTGGTTCTATTGCTTCTACTAAACTCGCTGATGCACCAAGTTCAAGTGGTGCTGCAGAAGCAGGCAAATACCTCCAAGCAGATGGTTCACGTGATGTATCTAACGTCAATGACTTTACTGCTACTATGGTGAAAGGTACTACTGTTCAAATCACTGATGCTTGGCGTTTGAACGTCTCTGGTGGAAACCTCCAAGTTGAATACAAACAAGGAGCAAGTTGGGTTACAAAGGGTTCTTTCTCTTCTTCATAAGTTCAAAAACTTATGCTTTTTTTTTCTATACTTTATATATAAATGGAATTATATAATAGTGATTGTATTGAAGGTATTAAGAAAATACCTGACAATAGTATTGATCTGATATTTGCTGATCTACCATATGGTGGTGGGACTACTGCCTGTAAGTGGGATACTCGTCTTGATATGAACGTATTATGTCCTCAACTATGGAGGATTGCTAAACCTGAAACACCTATAGTATTCACTTGTAATATGAAGTTTCTTTTTGAAATAGTGAAACATATGGGTGAGAAATACTATAAATTTGAAATTATATGGGAAAAGTCAAATTCCACAAATCCATTTCTTGCTAAAAAGCGTCCTATGAATAGACACGAGTTTATCATATTCTTTTACAAGAAACAACCACAAGTTTATACAAGAAACATTAAAAAATATCATAGTGAAACAATAGCACAAAAAAGATATATCAGAAATGAAGGACAATTATATAATTCTAATAATGGAAAAGCACAACAGACATATGATTACAAAATTAGATTACCTAAATCTATTCAAAAATTCAAAATGTGGCATTGTAATAGAATTAATTCAACACAAAAACCACTTACATTATGTGAATTTATTTTGAAATATTGGAGTGAAGAAGGTATGAAAGTGTTAGACCCTACGATGGGGAGCGGCACAATGGCTCACGCTTGTAAAAAGATGAATAGGAAGTTTATTGGTTTTGAAACAGATAACAAACAATTTGAATATGTTTTGAAAAGGGTTAAATAATATGTTACATTATTATATGACTTTTACAAGAGATAGAAGAAAAATTAAAAAAGAATTAATTGATGAATTAAAACATAAATTATCAAATCTACCTAAAACTTTTGAAAATAAACCTATTGAAAACTATAAATGGAAATGGGTTAAAAGTGATTTACCTCATATAAATATTGACTTACCTATTATGCAAGTTGATGTATCTCAAAACCCTTTGATAATTGAAACTAATAGTGAAATACCTAATTGGACTATCGTAAAACATAGTTGTATTGTTGTTGATCGAAAAGATAAACGAATACTTGCTGTATTCATATATGCTGATGATGACCCTAATATATCAAGATGTGTTCAGAATGGATTTCGTCTTGCAGAATTGATGGAGAAGTATTTAAATGCAAAATCACACTCATTTTACAGTGGGTGGAATTTCAAACCACAAAAAAATAAAATTGGAAAATCATTTGAGAAATTAAATAAGCGAATGGACAGATATACTGGTAAAAACTGGTTAGAAGGTTTACAAAGATATTACCACTCTGTAAAGAAATCATATAAAATTCAGTATTACAAAATTAAAAAGGATTATGATGATGAATACATAAGAGAATTAATATGGCTGTATTGTTCTTTGTATGAACTTGAAAAAAGACATTGCCCTGCTATTGCAGAAACAAGATATAATAGAGTTAAAGACTTACCTAATTATAGTGGTTGTTTCTATGGAGTGCCTATAGAGTTAAACCCATCTACAAGTATGGGTGGTTCAATTGATTTTAGCAGTGCAACTCATAGTGATTCTTCAATAAGAGGAACGACAGAAACTATCATATGGAAACCTAAACCTAATGCGGAGAAACCATATTTATTTACAAATAGTTTAGCTAAACTTCATTTTTCAATACATAAAGAATGTATGATATATCAAGTGGGTACAGACCCTCACGGAACATTAAATACAGGTTCTCACGGTGGTGTGGGATTTGTCAATTTAACAAAAGCATTTTTATCAGCAAATACCATATTAAATAATAAATTATATGAAGAGTTAAAAGTTGAAATATGTAATTGTTCAAAATAAATATGTAAAGTTCAAAATAAATATGTAATGTTCAAAGTTGTTCAGAGTTCAAAAAAATAATTCTAATTTTAGAAACTATCTAAATATCTCAAAATCTCTATATCTAATTTCTTTTTCTTTTCATCTTTGAATAACTTTGAACTTTGAACAAGTTTAATCTTATGGAATTTTTATATTTTATATATATATATATATATATTTTAATTTAAACATTCGCATATATTATAGTATTATAGCAAATAATTACATATTTCAAAAATAAAATATAAGTAAATTAGAAAGTATTTCAAAAACATTATGGATATTATCACTTTTTTGAACAAGCATAATCTCAAATGGGCATATATCACACTTGTAAATGGGTGTCCTGTATATTACAAAACGAATGAACCATATAATTACAATCACTTCTATGATGATAATAATGATGAATGGAAGTATAACCAAGAGTTAAATGCAAATGATCGAATGGCTATTTTGAACACATATAACAAGATTGATAAATATAGATTATCTGATAAAACTAAATATGAGAAATACAAAAGTAATAGTGTCTTCATTGCATATGGTTTAGAAAATATATGTGTCATTGATATTGATAATGAACAACTTTTCAAAAACAATTATTCTTCATTAGAAGATACTTTGAAAACCACATATCAATACAAATCAAGGACTAAAAGATATAAACATTACCTTGTCAAAATGGAAATAAATGAACCTCGTCTCGTTTTCAAAGATAGTTCAGGTAATGAGGTTGGCGATATTTTAAACAAACAATGTCCTTGGGTTAGAATTGATGAAATTGTTGAAGGTGAAGGTTTTGAACACGTTCCTCCTAATTCTCTAATTACTAACTATATTTTGAAAAAACCTAAACAAAAGAAAAAAACTAAAGAATTAAGTCACGGTTTTGGTTTCATACCTAAAACTGCAATTCACAATACAACTGAAATTGATGAATTACTTTCTATTATTGATGAAGACTATTGGGATGAATACCAATCGTGGATTTCAATTGGTTTATCTTTGAAAGGTCTATATGGTCAAGTTGGATATACACTGTGGGATAAGTATTCAATGAAGTCTGATAAATACGATGAAGACGAACTGCAGGCACAATGGGAATCGTTCAAAGTGGATGATGAAAAGGTTAGTGTTAGAACTATTGCTCGTTTAGCTTTGAAATCAGATCAATGGACATATTACAAATGGGTGATCAAATATGGAAAGGGATACAAATATATGCTTCATTGTAAAACTCCATTCAATTCAAAATTTTTGAAATACCTTTTAAAAATGTGTGAACCTAAATTTATTTTGAATTATCAATTTACTGAAATTGAAAAGAAACAAAAGAAACAGAAACCTATTTTTGAAAAGTATTTTGAAAAGAATACTAATATTGTTTTAGCATATCTAAATCAATACATATGTTATGTCGCTACTTCAAGCACTTTAATCATTAAACACGATTACGATAAATATGGACATATCATTAATCCTACCATTTTCAAAAGTGATAAAGACCTATCAAAAGCATTATCTAATTTTGTTTTCAAAAATAAGTATATTTCAAAAAAGTTGATCAATGTTCTAACTCTTTGGAATGAATATGAATATAAAAGAGTATTTGATGAATTTATCTATGAACCAGGAAAATACTATGATTATGTCTTTGGTGAATACAATAAATTCAATTCTTGGTATGGATGGAAATATACATATGAACCTGATTTCAAAGTCAATTATGAGTTATTAAAAGAAATCATATTTCATTTGAAGGATATTACTTGTGATGGAGATATGCAATTATACTCCTATATGATTCGTGTGTTCAAACTCGTTTTACAAGGTATTAAACCTGAAATCGCTTTTCTAATACACGGTAAAAAGGGAAGTGGAAAATCTATGATATTTGAATGGTTTGGAAGAAATATAGTGGGTAAAGCAAGTTATGCATATGTTAATAACATTGCTCAATTAACTAATCGTTTCAACTCATATATTACCTCTAAATCATTTACAGTATGTGATGAATTAGCCATTTGGGAGAAGTCAGGTAATACGGCAAACTATGAAATGATGAAGAGTTTAATTACACAGAAAGAAATTCCATATGAACGAAAAGGACAAGAGACTATTATGATGAACGATTTCAACTTTTTTGTAATGATTTCAAATAACTTTTTATGTTATCCTATGGGTGACAAATCTAATCGTCGTATATGTGCTTCAAAAGTAAATGAGAGTAAAATGGGTAATTTCAAATATTTTGAAAAATTAAATAAATGTATGAATGATAAAAAAATATGTAAGCACTTCTTCCATTTCATTATGAATTTAGATATGGAGACTTTCAATGTTAGAACTATTCCTGATACTAAATACAGACGTGAACTTATTGCTTCTTCCACTCCTTCTGAAATTGCTTTCCTTGCATATTATTTGAATATATGTATTAACTCAAAGGAAAAGGAAAATTTCATATCTTGTAAAGGACTGTATAATAAATATGAAGAATGGTGTAATGACCATCATATTATGGAAAGTTACAGTAAGGTTCTTTTTAGAAAATGGAACTTTATTGAAAAAATAGGTAAAAATAAAGGAAGAAAAATTACAACTGATGGACAAGAAAGAGGTTATTATTTTTATCAATCGCAAACACAAGACATATTAAATGATATTTTAGAACAATATGAAATAAAAGATGAATTATTTGGTGGTATGGTTATTAATAAAAAAGAAACTGAATTATCTGATACAAAGGAAGATAGTGATGAAGATAGTGATGAAGATAGTGATGAAGATAGTGATTATTGTGAATCTTACGATCCAATGGATGATTTATGATTAGACAGCAAAGACATCAAAAAATGGCTTCATACCTTTATACTCTTTTTTTATTTTACCTCTTTTCAAAAAACGTTTTTTTTTTCTATTTTACCAAATTTGATGTCTTTGATGTCTTGATGTCTTTTTTTTTATTTTTTACTTTTATCTTATCCTTTTCTTCTCTTCTCTTCTTATTATTATTTTTTTTTTTTTAAAATAAATATATATAGTAGTAGAAGAAAGGAAAGGAAATAACATATGAGAACAATAAGAAGCATCAGAACCCTAATTGTATGGATAATAAGACGCCAAAAGGACTAATCCTTTAACCAAGATAAATAATAAAAAAACCCTATAATTTTAATTTGTTAAAATAACTTAAATAAATATATTTATATATTATATAACACTATTTAGGAAATTATGAGCAATAAAATTATGAAAACCAAAGAAGAATTAAGAGAAATAGCAAAAAACTTACCAATGAGTAAAGTTTTCGAATTAGCAGTTCAAACTTTGCAACAGAAGCAATACCAAAGCAGATCAATGAGTAAATACTTCAAAACCGAACACGGTCGCAAAAAACACAATGAACAACAATTAAGACAGTATTATATAAAGAAAGATCAATATCATCCAACGTTGAATCCAAATGGCAAAATTGAAAAGAAGTACAGAAGGAGTAAACAAGTCGTATCTCAAGGGACTAACACCGAGCCAACAAAAGAAGAAGGTGGCGAACATAAAGAAGAGTAAACAATTAGTAAAAAAAGGAAAGAAGAAAGAAGCAGCAAAACTTGCATCTAAAAGACCAACAACAAAAAAAGGAAAGAGAACATCATCATTTACAATGTCTTTTAAAAAGAAGTTTCCAGGAGTAAAACCATTATCAAAAGAATTTGCAAAAGCAACAGGAATACCAATGAAAGCACAAAAGGAGGTTTTCAAAAAAGGAGAGGGAGCATTTGTATCAGCAGGCAGTCGTGCCACAGTAGGAAACGCACAGCAATGGGCGTATGCACGTTTGTATGCCTTTTATATCAAAGGAAAAAGAGGAGATTTGAATTTTGACAAAGATATTGTTAAAAAGTATAAAATAAAATTCAAGTAATTATATATAACTATATATTTATTTTTTATGAGTAAAATTGTTAGGAATATACAAACAAGACAAAAAGCAAATGATGTAATTTATACACCTAAAAAATTAGCGATTGAAATGATTAATATGTGTGATATAAAACAAACAGATAAAGTATTAGATTGTAGTTTAGGTGGTGGTGTATTTTTTGATAATTTTCCTGAATCTGATAAGGATTGGTGTGAAATTGAAAAAGGTCGTGATTTTTTTGAATATACGAAAGGGAAAAAATATGATTGGGTAATAGGAAATCCACCTTATTCATTATGGAATAAATGGTTAGAACACACTTGTGAAATAACGGATAAATTTTGTTATATTTTTGGTGTATATAATTTAACACCTTCAAGATTAGGTAGAATTATGGATAAGGGATTTGGTATTACAAAAATAACATTATGCAAAGTGGAATGGTGGTTTTCACCTTCATTTTTAGTTGTTTTTGAAAAAAATAAAGAAAATATAATAAAAAATATTAGGGACACTTATCCGTGTGATATATGTGGGAAAAAATGTCGTAGAGGAAGAAAACATAAAGGTAAAATATATGGTATGAATGAATGTTCTAAAAAGTGTTAAAAAGTATTTAAATAAAACATTATATATATATAAATATTAAAATGAAAAATAATTTATTTGAAACTTATGAAATACAATTTAATATGATGAAAAATATAGCATTAAAACGATATAAAGAAATAAAAAAATTAAGACAACAAGTAGAGGATTTAAAGAAAGAGAAAGAAATACTTGCGAATGTAGTGACATCTTACTTAAAAGATGAAATTGAAAAAGAACATAACAATATAATAAATGATTATACAATAATTTAATTTAAAGATAATTATCTATACTATTAATGGGGTTGTTCTATCAAGATGTTTCAGAATGAGAAACGGATATTTTAGTCTTCCCCCCACCTCCAATCCCAGTTACTGTTGTGTGTATGACCTGTTATGAATTATTTGCGAATTTATAATTATTAAAATACTTTTTTTATTTTAAAAAACATAAAACTAATTTAGTTTTATTGTTCAATTTCTTCAACTTCTTCAATATCAGGAAGAGGTTTAGGTTCTTCTTTTGGTTCATCAAAATTGAAATCATCTTTTTCACGTGGAAATTTATCAGTAATATTTTCAGTGAACCCTTTAAATGCTTGTGGAGGATTACAAGCTATTTTCAAAAACATAAAATCATATTTCTTCCTTGTGCAATATCTATACATCTTATTGAAATATTTACGAGAACCAAATAAACTGCCGTATTCTTCATATATATTTTCATATTCCTTTGCATTATATGTTTTGAAAATTACCACATCAGTACAATTAGACCTAACACATTTATTAATTTGTTTAAGTGCTTGACTAACATAAATTATGGATGTATTACTATGGCGAGCACGTGTGACAAGGTTATTCAATGCTTTGCATTTTGTGCCGACATTATCATCAATACAAATGATACATTTAGGTCTATCCTCTTCCTGATATGAATTTTGATAAAGAGTAATATCTCTAATCATATTGTCATCATATTTCAAATGAATAGAAGGACGATTGTATTCACGGACAGGAGCACAAGTTCGATCTGATAAACCAGTTGGACTAAAATAATGAAAATTTTTCACATTTTCAAGAATATTAAACATCTCTTTTCTATATAACATATTCATTAAAAGAACGCCTTTACCACTTCCACGCCCACCTAAAATAGATAAGACGAAATTATTTTTAAGGTCAGGCAGAGGTTCAGCAACAGGCGTAATAAGTTTATACATTGTTGCAGAATCATTATTAACAGGATATATATTCAAATCAACAGACATAGTCTTTTATTATATAAAAAGTAAAGATAAAAAATTTTGAAAAACTTACTTGATCTGTTTGAGAAAACGACTAACCTCTTCATCATACTTCCCAGGTATTTTCAACTTATGAGATGACTTCATTTTGAACACATCACTCTGTTTGACAGTCCTTTTTTTAGGTGGTTTAAGGGTTTTATTAATATAATTATTTAATATATAATCATTCTTTTTCATTTTTATCTAATTATAATATATAATAGAAAGAAATTATGAAATTACTTGTATTGACTAATTCAAAAAATACCGTCCCAACGACATTCAACTCTTCCACCCATTTCACCGCTCTTTTGAATAGAGTAATCAAATTACCTCGTTTTTGTCAAGTATGTGTATTGTCATCTTCTGTAGATGATGCAAATAAACCTAAATTACATTATGTAGCTTTGAATAACTTGCCTATTACAACAAATGTAGGTAATGGAGAAAAAGGAAACCAAACAAAAATAGTAGGAGCAATTATTAGTGATGCAAATAATTACAGACAGAATTGGATAGATTTGGATAATCCAGCATCAATTACAATAACAGATTTAGATGTTAGTATTGTAAATCAAGATAATGAGGAATCAAGCGGATTAACAGGTTCAACTGAAATTGTTTTAGCATACAGAGCTGACCCTTTGAAAATACGTAGAATCAATTAAGGAATAATTTAACTAACGTATAAAATAGAAAATTAAAATCTAATCATAATATATAAATATGGACTCAAATGGTAAAATTATTCAAAATGAAACACCTTCAATTTTAAATATAAAACCAGTTGAAGAATTGGATTTACCAGAAAAAAGTATTCCATCAAATCCAGAAGATGATTATAGTGATATTGAAATTGAAGATGTTGAAAAGAAAGACATATTTGTAAAACCAGAAACAGAACAAAAGAAAAAGAAGAAAGGAAAAAAAATAATATCTGAAAAACAGAAAGCACATTTAAAGAGAATGCGTGAAAAATTAAGAGAAAGTCAAGCAAGAAGACGAAAAGAGAAAGGTAAACCAGAACCAAAACCAAAACAAAAGCATAACATAGATGACCTATACAATAAAATAGAAATGCTAATGAGTCAATACAATAAACCTATTTCAAAACCAGAACCTATTTCAAAACCAGAACCTATTTCAAAACCAGAACCTATTTCAAAACCGCAACCTATTTCAAAACCAAAACCACAACCTATTTCAAAACCAAAACCAAAACCACTAACAGGAACTTATTCATTAGATTTTACAAAATCAGTCGTTCCATATGGAAATCCATTTTCATTTTAATATATATATATTAATATTATGAAACACAAAAAAATCACTTGTTATTTACCTAAATCAGTGGAAAAGAAAGTGAATAGAACAAGACAAGATAAGCCACGAGATTGGGTAAATGTATTTATGTATTCAGATAACAGACAGAGATTAATTTATAATGAAGATTTCAAAGTAGAAGATATTCATTTAGATGGAGGTCAATCATTTAATAAAAACACATTATATAAAGACCACAATCTTTCAAAAAATGATAACATGTTTGATTATTATAAAATTTTGAAAACTTCAATAAAAAAGAAAAATTATGTTAAAAAACGAAAAAAAGCATTAAATAAGAAACAAGAAACCGATGATACACCACCTTTAACAGGATTGAACATAATACACGGTAAGGTTGTAGTAAAATTCTAATCTATATATATATTTATTATTAAGAATGTCATTCAATAGTTTTCAGAATACATTAGAGCAATTAGAAAATGCAAAAAATTTACAAGCAGAAACAGATTTCAATGAAACAATACAAGATATAAACGATAAAGCAAATGAACAAACAGGTTTATTTGGTGATATTGAAAAAGCAGGTGCTTCCGTTGGTGGCGTAGTTGTCGCAGGTAAAAGCATCAAATCACTTTATGATAAAATACAAGCATTAAGAAAAGGAAAAGCAAAAGCAGAACCAGAAGAAGAAGATAATATAGAAGGTTCTTCTGAACCAAGTGATTTTCAAAAAGCATTAGATGATGATAATTTTGACGAAATGAGACGCATATTAGGTAAGCAAAGTGAAGCTGAAGCAGCACCAGAAGCAGCACCAGAAGCAGTTGAAGGAGAAGGAGAATTTACATTAGAAGGTAATCCTTTTAATATAGGATTAAAGGATGTTACAGATGCAATTCAAGATAAAGTACAACAAACAGTAAGACAAGTAACAGGACAAGATGAACCAACTGTAACTGAGACCCCATTAGAACCCAAAACACTTGAAGAACCTGATACAGGTTTACCAATTGAAAGTTCTGAACCTGCAGGAATTGGAGGAGGCGATATAGAATTAGCACCTGTAAAAGGAGCAGTTCAGCAACCATCAGAAGAGACAGATTTAGAAGGTTTTACAGGAGAAGGAGAAGCAGTAGAAGAAGAAGCATCAACATCATTAGGAGATGTATTAAGTAATCTAACTTCAAAAGTAGCAAGTGGAGTATCAAACGCAACATCAGCAGTAAAATCAGCAACATCAGGATTAGCAGACGCAGCAGCAGCAGGAGCAGAAGAAGGAGCAGAAGAACTTGGAGCAGCAGGAACAGAAGAACTCGCAGGCGCAGCAGCGGACTTTATACCTGTAATTGGCCCAATAATTGGAACTATATTACAGGGTATTGGAATCGCAACTTCTGTTGGAGGAATAGCAGCAGGTATAATTGGGACGGCGGACGCAGGAGCAGATCAAGCAAAAGCAACAACAGCAGCAGAAAGAACAGAACAAGCAGCAAAAGACTTACCTCCTGCAAATTTAGCAGGAGAGTATGCGGTTGGAACAAGTTCTCTATTACAACAAATAAATTAAGAAATAAATAATATTTTGTTTATTTATAAAATAAAAATATAAATATATTATATAATAAAAAATTATGGCGACATCATCTCAAATTGTATTCGAAGAAAGAAACTCAGACGCAGGATTAGGTCAAACAATCCGTTTCTCTATTCCTCAATCTATAGCATTAATCAATCCACAGCAATGTTACTTAAAATTTAATCTCGTTGTTGGTCAAACAAAGGGAAAAGTTGCTTTGCCAAATGGAACAGAAGCAGATGAGGCACATTGGTTTCCTTGGACATTAGGAGCAGGGGGAGCAGCAAATTTAATTCGTAATTTAACGATTCGATCAAATGGCGTAACGATTGAGCAAATAACAGATTATAACCGCCTGAACAGAATTTTAGTAAATTACATTAAGAATCCAACACAAAAAAATATGGATAGACTTTACAAAGCAGCAGATACTCAAAAGGTGAAGAGAGTCAATACACTCACTCGCCGTTCTGTTACTGCAGGAGTTAGTGAAGCAAATTTCACACAAGAAAATATGGAAGTTGAAGTATGTTTACCACTTGAATTATCAGGTATTTTGAATAACCCACAACCATTTCCAAATATGATTGCTCCACTTGAAGTTGAGATTTTACTTGAAGAAGAGGTATATAATGTTATTTCCGCACAAGGTGCTCAATTAGGAGGAGAAGCAGCAAATTTTGAAGCTGACAAAGATTTACAAAACACAGTAGGAGGTTATAGAAATAATACTATTACATACAAAGTTGATGGAACTATTACAGGAAACCAAACATCATTAGATTTACTTGCGACTAATGACGCAGGAACTAACTTGTATCAAGAAGTAACCGCTGAAACTTGTGCCAACTTACCATTTTACAATGGTCAAGAATGTACCGTAGAATGTTCTCAAGGAGATGTAGATATTACAATCAATACCGTTCAAAAAGATGCTGCCACAGGAAGATTACAATTGAATTTCGATAGTGTTGATTTTGCCGCAAATACCACGGCAAACCCATTTATTTACATTAAAGTTCCAACAGCAAAACCAACTATGAAATTATCAGAACTTCAATTAGTTGTAGGCACAGTCGCACCATCGGCGCAACAAATGAAAGCAATTGAATCTGCAGTAAGAACAGGTGACGGTTATGGATATTCATACAAAAGTTATGCCCACTTGCCTGTTAATATGTCTGCAGGAGCATTACAAGTAAGTAATTTAATAAATTCACGATATAAATTTTGTAAAGCAATCTTGTCCTTTTGGGAGAATGTAGGTTCAGTAAAATATGTTGAAAAAGAAAATTTATTATGCGAAATTGATTCAAATGTCTTACCAAATACATACCAATATAGACTCGCAGGATTGAACGTACCAAATCGTGAGGTTCAAGTTGATCGCTTTCAAAGAGCAAGAAATCAACAGGGTGCTTATGGTGCAGTAGCAACGAAAGAATTAGAACAAGCACTCGCCTGCTGTGGTTATGAACTCGCTGATTATTCAAATGCTGATGGTTGCTTTTTATTCGGCAGAGGGTTAGTGCCTGCGAATACCGCATTTACTTATGATATGAGTAGAGATGAAGAAACTCGTTTAAATATGAAATTCGCAGCTCAAAGTCAATCACTTTTGAATCACAACTATATCTGTCATTTAAAAGAACTTCAAATAGGTAAAAATGGTGTTCAAGTTGTAGATTAAATAAAAAATAAATTTTTTCTTTTTATCTTATATAAAAAAATATTAACTTATTATATAATAAATAAAAATGGCAAAAGTAGTATCAATCTCAAAAAACAGAGTATTTCCTGTTAATTCAAGAACAACTTACAGTTTCAAAAACGGAAATGCAAGTATGACTTTCCAAATCACAGAGGATAATATGAGATTAATTGATTCCTCTTCTATCAGACTAAACTTTTTATTGAATGTTTTAGATGATGCAACCACAAGAAACGCACAAAATCCTTGCAGAGTAAACAACCAAGATACAGCAGGAACAGGAGCAAAGAATTGTAATTTAAATTCACGTATTGCTGCTAATAGTGTTATAGGCGTATTACGTCTTTCAAATATGAACAGTGAAGTAATTGAAGAAATTAGAAGTTACGGACATATGCTTTCAAGTGTATTGCCTGCGACTCATAGTTTTGAAACTTACCAAAATTGGGGTTCATTAAAATATAACGCATTCGCAAAAGACCAAACACAAGGACTTGCCTGTAATGGAGTCATTCCTTGCTCTCTTCAATTGAAAGCAGGTATTTTGAATACTGGAAGACCTATTTCAACTGCAGATTTAGGTGGTTTGCAGATTACAATTCAATTAGAAAGTGATAATCAAGTTTTAAGTGGCACTGACGCTTCAAACTGTCATTACGAATTATCGCACGTGTCACTCACTTATACGTCAATGAATTTATCTGCTCCTGATATGCCTTCAAATGAAATGCTCCAATACCCTGCGTACTCCTCGTACCTCAACATCGTTTCGAGCAGTGATGATTCACAAAGCCTTTCTCTGGGTCTTCGATCTTGCCGTGCTGCTTTTACAAATTATATTAAGACAAGTAATTTGAATAACTTTGCTAAAGATGGTTATGAAACGAATAGATTAAGAGATGCAGGAGATGCTGATGTTGATATAAAAACAATGACTCATATGAGAAACAATGTTAAATTTCCAAAGAAATATGATATTAATGAAAGAATTCCTGTTAGAAATGGTGTATATGAAGCTCAACTTCAAAGAGAATATTTAGATTGCTTTATGCCTTTTAGATATATTTCATCTTCTCTTCAAAGTCCGGAAACACAAGGTTTCAAATCGGTTGATCCATTAGAGGAAAACGCACCTGATGTCCTTTTTGTAGGAGGCACAGGAGCAAACTATGATGGTATGAAGACAGGACAAGGTGCTGATTTCTCACAAGCAATGTATTCGGCACGTATACAAAGTGAGTTGCTTGATGGAACACCTAATACAGCATTTACATATGCTTTGTCTAATCAAGGACTTGCCGTAAAACGCCAAAATGTTCAACCTGTGATGTAATTTGAAAGGTTAAATTATAAATTTTTTTTATTTTTTATTTATATAAAAAATATTAACTTATTATATAATAAAAAAATATGGAACAAGCAGACGAAATCGCTCAACTTTTAAGATTAAATAACTCTAAACAAAAGGGTTCCGTTCGTATAGAATCTGATATTCTTGAACCTGCCACATCTTCTCAATCCTATGCCACTTTTAATTTAAGAAAAGCAGGTATTTTATCCACTGATTCACGCCTTATATTACCACTTTATGCAAGTAATGCAAGCACTCGTCTTACAATGATGGGAGGAGCATACGGTATTTTGAAATCCGCCACAATTCGTACATCTTCAGGAGTCGTATTAGCACAAACAACAGATGTAGCATATTTAGCATCTATGAATAATCATTATGTTCCACAAGAAAAACGTGACCTTGTGGGAAGATACAAAAACGGAACTTGGAATGTATTTGGATATGAAGAAGATGGAACAAGTTTTGTAGAAGGAGTATATGGTATTCAAAATCTATCAATTGCAGGAACTGATAGAGACCAACACGCAAGACACCGTTTAGGAACATCTTCGGCAAACAGAATAGAATATGTAATTTCTATGGCAGAGTTATTTCCTGGTCTCTTTCCTGTTTCACTTCCATTGTTCTGTATAGATGGAAATGTTCAGTTATTTTTAGAATTTGCGGATCAAGGAAGCACAGGACAAGTTGCTGTATCTAATGATGGAAATAATGGAAACATAGGAGATGTAACCATTGATTTACCAAACTTAAAATTTATTTCTGATCACGTTTTTTACGATTCTGCTTCAATGGATCAATTACTTGCTTCAACTCGTTCCTCAAAAGGTTTGATTGTTCCGTATTCAGATTTCAATGAAGTGGTATTCACGCATATCGCTCCTGCAGAACCAACAGCAAATAATGAAACAAGTGTAACTTATACAAGAAGTGTAGGCTTAAGTGGTTTAAGAGTCAAATACGCTCTTTTCCACCAAGAAGAAGCTTCTGCAGATGGTACGCCAACAGGAGGACAAAAAATAGCAGGTAAATTTGCATCTCTTGATTCTCACGCTGGTGTGGGAGGTCAAACTCTTCAATTACAAATAAATAATGAAAATTATTACAATAACCCACTTCCAACAGAAGAATTTTTCCGTGAATTAGAAGAAGTCCACGGCAAACCACCACACGTACCATATCCTCTATACACAACTATTGGTGGTGTAACAGACGGCACATTTGGAGACGGCACAGCAAAATATACTTTATCTGGAAGAACACTTGTAACGACTGATGAATGTTTTGGAGTTCCACAAACAAATTTAGTTGGTAATGCTTGTCTTATAGGAGTTAATTTTGCTAATCCAATGTTAAGAGATAGAAACACTGGATTTGAAGGAGTTGAAGTATCTAATGTTCCTGTTCAAATTACATACCGTCGTTCATTTACCAATGGTTTCGCAAAGAATATCAAACAAAGGTGCTTTTTCTGCGTGGAAAGAGTGATGGCAATCCGTAATGGACAAATTGTAAATAATTACAGTTAAATAAATCATTTAACTAAATTTTTATAAAAAAAATAGGAATTAAAAGAGTTATATTTTTTATGATTTTATATTATATACTAAAATATGAGTAAAACTTTTATATTAGAATGTGGACGGATTAATTCGATTGGCGTTGCTGGAACAGATGAAGACGCAGACAATAAGAGTTCGTGGCGTAATCAGATCAAACCTGTATATTTAAGGCAAGGTGATACGGTTTCACTTCAAAATGTATTAATAAATGTTCCTGGTGCGGATACAAATGCGATTCAGTTTCAAGGAAGTTCAGCTTCCCCAAACAATAATGTTCAAGATAATTTTACACTTTTGAAAGTAGGATTTTATATAAATCACAATGGAACAAATACACTTGCTATGCCGTGTCATTATATTGCTTATAACCCTATTACAACAACGAGAATAGCAATGAATGTAGATACAGACCGTTCAGTTGTTGAGGACGGTGTTACAAAAATGAATAACTCTTTTGGACAATTAAAAGATGACCAATATATATATAATGGCGACGGTTCACAATCAGAAGAAGATTTATTAAGAAATAGTGGTTCTTGGTTTGGTAATAATCCATTTTTCAATATAAATGGTAAAAAATTTGCCAAGATAGACCCATTTTATAATGGTTGGGCAAGACCAAATGTTGATGGTCATTTAGGAAAAGGAGTTGAACCACTTCTGTTAACAAGTGAAATACCTATACAGATAGACCCTGGATTTACAGCACCTAATAGCATAGCAGATCAAATGACAGAAATACTCTCAAGAACAAATAAAATAAAAGGTTCAGTTGAAGATGTATTTATAGCACATGCAAGAGCAGAAAAAGTAGAAGATGAAACTTTTGCGCCTCCTTTAATAGACCAATATGGGTTAAATGGAAATACATATAAAACCGTCACTTGTAATTTTCAAAAACACATAGATGAACAGCATCATATATATAGTAATATAGCAGTAGATGAACCATATCAGTGGAAATACTCAATGGACATAGTTTCAAACAGTATAACAGATAATATGGTAGGAAACAGATATATTACAGAAGGACAAGATGCAGAATATGCAAATTACCAAGTGGATTACCCTGTTTTTGTGTGGAATAGATTTATTGGAAGTGACCCATCTGTTTTTGACATAGATGTAGAGGGACAATATAGTTATTATAGTCCATCTTCAACAAAACTAATTGAAGGAGCAGGAACAGATACAATAATAACATCAACAGGATTCAGTTCAAACTTATCCACTTTCAATGATACATTTAGACAAGTATTAACAGGAACACACGGTGCTTATTTATATATGACTGGAAGTGATGCTTTTAAAATAGGATTAACTTCTAATATAGGAACAAATTTAGTTGATAAACCTGGTTTATTTGAAGACAATGATACTGCAGAAAGCACAGATATACTTGCATATAATAGATTTTTAGGACTAAATGGAAACTGGACAGCAGTAGAACATCAAATTTTCAAAAATACAAATTTGGGACACCCTGATGGAGCTCAACCTTATCAGTATTCTGGTTCAACTTATGCGGAGGACTTTTTTGCATATGTAGATGCTGGAGGTGGTAGGTTTGTAGATAATACGATAGTAATGGGTATATCAGATGGTGGTTTAGGAGGGGTAGGATATAAATATCTGTTTAATTGTTTAACACAAGAAAGTGGAGGAATAGTAGAAGGAGGACATTATAAAATAAGTTTTACATTAGCAATAAACGCCCCTTATGATTGGAATACAAGTGGAATAAGAATAGGAGTAGGTGGAAATGGTGGAATAGGGTTAAGTTTTCAAAGTTTCAATTCAAATGGGACACAGGAGATAGAATTTGTAGCAACAGCATCATCAATAGCATCAAATGCGATTGCTTTTGGAGTATATTATAATAATGTAGCTGCAGAAGTAACAGTATCAAATATTTCAATATTACGAGAATATGTAGGAGGAGAGAATGAGACATATTCAATTTCAAATATATGGACAAGTGATTACACAGATACAGAAGACAATAAAATATATTCAATTCAAAAAAATAACAGTCAATCTAATATAGAATTAGAAATAACAGATAATACAATACCTGTTCAAACGCCGACCTATACAGGAGTAGATTTCAATAGAGTATATACATTATTGACAAAAGGATTAGTATTTAGTTTTAGTAGTGGTAGTTATTCAGTTACATCATCTTTGAATGGACACGATCCAAATGTATCAGTATTTTACAATAATGATGATGCTAATTATACATATTGGATTTTTCAAACATTTTCATCACCAACAACGTGGTATGCATATAGGTTATCAAAATATGTAGGTGCTTTACCTGAAAATGGGGATATAATAGGTACAATTGAATCAAATGGAGTATTATTAAAATTTTCTCCACGAAACGGACAACAGTTTTTAGACCTTGAAAATTCAAATAATTATACATTTACGACAAATTTTGTAGATTTATCCGCTGGAAATAATTGGAATACAAATGCATCATTTACAGGCAACTCTTATGCTATGATAAATCATATAGGAGATGAGCAAACAATAAATATAGGTGGAAGTGATTATGCATATGATTGGGAATTAGATCAACAAGGAGGAGGGACAAATGAATATTATTTTCAATTAAATGAAGATGGAGTGAGTGGGAATTGGAAATATGAAACAGGAGCACACGAAGGAACTTGGACATATGATGGAACTAATATAATAGCAGTAGCCACAACAGGAAGTGGGTTTACTTTACATTCTGCTTCACCACCTGCTTTAACAAATAAGATAGTTGCTAATATTCTAATAACAAATGAAGATTTCAATAATCCTCCTGGTTTGCCTTGGAGTATAGCACGAAAATACTATTATACTTTTCAAAGATATATTTCAACTTCAATAGGATATAGAACATATTATATTACAACAATAGAAACAAATCCTGATGATACAGCATTAGGTGGTTTGAAGGGGATAGTATATACAGCTGCAGGAGTTTCAAATGAAGGAACTTGGACAATAAATACAGTTGCTAAAACTTGGACAAGTGGAATAATATCAGACCCTGTAACATTGACAACAACAACGACATTTACTTTATCGAATGCGGTTCAATATGCAACATCACAGAACTATGTTCAAGGAGGACAGACATATTCTATACCAACAGATGGACAACAATATGGAAGCGGATATGAATCATTTGGAGATACAGATGTTGAAACCGTATCCTCACCTATAAAATATTTAGGTTGTGATAATGATACAGATTTTGATAATTTACAAGCAATAATAAATGGGAGACAATTTGATGATATAAATGATACTTTCAATGCTTATAATGGATTAAAATGGACACTTGTTCAAGATAATGTGAATTCAAGATATAAAATGGAAATTTTTCAAAATTCAAATTCAGAAAGAATATTAACAATTTCAAAACCGTACAGTGAAATATTTCCAATGGGATGGATAATATTGAGATGTAATTCATTAACAAGAGTTCAACTTCAAACAAATGATACAACAATATCATCTGTTACAACAAAAGCATATTTTACATTAGAAACAGCAGATATACCAAATGGTTTAAAATCACCATATACAAATGGAAAAACAGGACAACAATATCCATTTTATCAAAATCAATCATTTATACCAATATATGATACAGGAACTTTGAAAACATTTCAAAATGCGGATGTAGATACTTCAAAAGCATATTTACCTAAACATCAACTGTTGATGACAAATTTAGTTTTGAACATTGAAACTTTGAAAAAAATTGAACTTCTATTTCGTAATACAGAAGTATATGAAGGAACATATATTAAAAATAGTGAAATAGCAAATGATTTTGAAAACTATTATACTAAATTAGATTTAGGAAGAGGAGATGATAATTTTATAGATATATCAAATCAAACTGCAGCAGATAATACAACAGGACAGAAACCATTAGTCGCAAAATATATGAGAGATCAAGGAACAATGGGAGTGGATAATGGAACAAATGATACAAAAAATATGGGAAATATAAACCCAAGATATACACCAAGATCAACAGAAGAAGGAAAAGAAAACAGAGTTCGCATATTTACAAGATGGAGGGATGATTATAATACACGAATTGTGTCATCAAATATGTTAGATTTTGAATTTTGTTATGGTGATACTTTGACTTTATATGACTTTCAAAAAAATAATAGTGAATTATATGCTTATTGTAAAAATAATAATGTAGGCATCATTCCATTCAAAGCTAAAGATGGAACATTAAGAATTGGTTTTGAAATCTATCAAGATTATATAGAAGATGAAATTTTGAAAATACAGAATTTAACATATGCTATATATTCAACTTCATTTGTTGATCACGATTATGTAGGATTAACCAATAATGATGACCCAGCAGAAGTTGTTTCAGGAGCAGAAAGCGGATATAAATACACGAATGATGCAAGAATGATGATGAATTATTTGAATGTAGGAGCATCAAAACCAACAGTTCAATATTCAAATGACTTCTCAAGGTTCTCGTTCTCTTACTTCCACACACCGCAGTTCTTTAATGCGATTACTGACGGCGGTTCAACATCACAGTTAGGAGATGAAATAGCAATATTATATGATCAAAATGACAATTTAAGAAATGAAACATTTCCAGTAGCAACAATACGAGGACAGAAACAATCCAAATGTAACACAGGAATCAATGAATCACAAGCAGGAATATACATATCAGATGTCTTCTATAAAAAGGTTACAGATGGAATAAT